ATAGATGTATCCATTAGCCATGCCTGCGTATTTAGCAGCCGTCGAGTAAGCATCGGCTGAGAAGGCTGGTGCTGAGTGAAACTCGTAAATGCCAGGAGTATCTACCACATCAACTGTAACTCCAGCATCGGTAAAGATGTTACTCATGCGTACAGAGTCAAGCTCTTTGGCGTATCCGCTTGAGCCAATAATCTTTCGAGACATAGCGGCAAATGGTCCAACGGCAGTTAATGTGATGACCGCCACTTCTTCAACTGATCCAACTGCAACCATCTTAGAAGCAACGTTTGTGACCTTGCCTGTGAATACTGTACGAGCAACCGCTAAAGCATTATCAACTGTGACCACGACTGAATCGTTAATCTCAAATGCATAATCTGTGTCATCCCAATTGACGATCTCTACTGTGGCATAGCCTGTACGAGCCTGCTCCCAGTAGCTTGTGCGCCCATAAGTAACCGAGACTGCGTTTATAGCCTTTGAACTATAATCGACTCCATCGACTGTTACTGTGCAATTAGGATTCCAAGTCATTATCCGAATGTGCTCAATCCAAGAGTGTTGAATGAACCGCTTGTGTTGGCTTCAGTCTTTAGGAGTCCTGCAATCTGTCGAGCAGTTCCAGCAGGATCGACCGCGCCATTGACTGTGATATTGACTGCCCCTGCTCTTGCTGCATCTGGACCGCTTGCTGGCAGTTTAGGCGCAGCTGTGGCTCCTCCAATTGTAGGGATGTTTGGCAGGATAGGGATGGCGTTATAAGCCTTGATAACTGTATTGATTGCATTGATTGCAACCTGCACAGCCTTAGTGATGCCTGAGATTACATTTCCAATGATGTCAATGATTCCACCAGCGATCTTGCCCACAACCTTGAGAGCACCGCCTAATGTGACCACTAGAACTGGCACGACATAATCGACTAAGAACTTGCCAAAGTCCTTAAATGTCTCTTTGTTGCGAACGATTGCATCTGTGATTGGCTTGAATAGTTCTGCGAACTTGCCCAAGTTAGGCACAACCTTATTAACGATAATATCTACTAAATCCTCAATGATTGGCAGAAGTCTGGCTCCGATGCCTTCTTTGGCTTCATCGAATGCGACTCTAAGGCGATCGATCCGTCCCTGATAAGTCTCAGCATTAGCCTTTGCTGCGCCACCGAATAGATCGGTGAGTCTGACCTGTACATCCTCGAATGACATGGTCTTAAGCTCTGCTGCGGATAATCCGATACCTAACTTACCTAAAGCTGCTGTGTTGCCTTCATAGGCTTTTCCAAGTGCATTGGAAACTGTTTCGAGTGGCTTACCTGTTTGCGCTGAGATGTCTAACGCTGTTGTAAGTAAATCCTGAGCCTTGGTGACTGACCCGGTGGCTACGGCTAGTCGGCTCAGCGATGGACGAAGTTGATCATCTGCCACACCTGTTGCTAAAGATAGTTTGAGGATCTGATCTTCTGTTGCTTTGATCTGATTCTTGGTTGCACCTGTGGCGCGTTCTAATGCTCCTGCGAGTTTGACCTGTGCGGCTTCATCTTCGATTGCAGCCTTGACTCCATCGACTGCTAACTTTCCGGCATAGGCAGCAGCAGCGGCTCCAGCTGCTAAGAATGCTGCGCCTGCTAACTTGCCAAACTTGGAAACCTTATCTCCGAAAGTCTGAACCTCCGTAGAGCTTTGAGCAAGATTCTTTTTTAAATTATCGACATCTGCAAGGATGGAGAGCTTGAGTGTTCTGCTACCTGCCATTAGTCAAACTCCTTAACGATCTTGCTGAATGCTTCTTCCCATTGTCTTACAATCTCTGGCTGGATTGCTCTAAGTGTTGGGTAAATAAAGTATCCCTTTGAACCTCTGCCATATCTTCCAGATGGTGCTGGGAATTGCTTGTACTTCTTAGAACCAAACTCCAAGCCCTTCCAAAGGCTTAGGGTTGATCCACCGCCTGAGAACTTTTGAGAAGCAAAGCCAAAGGACAATTCACCTATCTTGGATGACTTTGAAACCTTAGAACCTTGAGCAACCCTGTCATCACCGATGTTAGAAGTTGTCCCAGCTCTTTCGATAATCTTAGAACGGGCATATTCTGCCAAGGCTGAGGATTCTCTTTTAGCAGCATCAACAGCTTCATCCGACATAGCCTTGAATGATGAAGTGATGGCGCGTAATTCTTTGCGATCATAGGAGATTGCATCACTTGCCATGTCGCTCCTCCAATACTTCAATCGCTGTCAGAATGTCGCTGGCATCGTTCCATTCGCTCATCGGTATTCCTGTTGCGATTGCTAGTTCTACTAAGAGGCGGCTTACGCTTCCTCTGCTATGGCTTTTGGGCTATCAGCTACTCGATCGAAATCGATTACCGATTCCATCCAAATCTCAAGAGGCTTGGTTGGCTTGCCTGCTGCATCTCTTTTGTATGCGCTATGGGCTACGAACAACAGATCCCAGATTCCCTGAAACTCAGAGATTGACTTGGATGTTGCTCGTTCCCACTTCGCAAAGTCTGGTGGATAGGCAGTCAATGTCTGCTCATCACCTGTGCTGTATTTAATTATGTATGTTTGCTGCATCTTTGCTCCCGTTAGTTAGATGTTAGGCGAAGTTTTCGGCTGGAACACCCACGACTGTGAATGACCAAGATTGTGTCTGTGCGCCCGGTGCTTCTCCACCGACTGATGGAAATACTGGCAACACGTTACAGGTAAAGACTGCACCTGTGATTGCTGTCAATGATACCGCTAAAGTTGTGTTTGGTGCTGTCTCACATGCTGTCCACATTGCTTCGCATAGTGATGATGCAACACCCCAGTCAGATAGCAACGCGACATCGAGTGTCCATTGATCGTCTGTGTGCTTGTAAGCCTTGCCATCTAGTGTCTGGTACACATCGATGGTTGCTTCGTTAGTTAGTGAAACGCTAGTAGTCTGTGCATCGTAATTTACTGTTGCGATGGTCAGAACTAGGTCGCGCCCTGTGATTACTGTTGTTGGCACTTGTTCTCCTTAGGCTGTCTGCGTGTACCATGTGGCAACGCGAATGTCTGCGACCAGCAAGTTACTAGCACCTACTGTTGTCACTGTTGGTCGATCTACTGCTGAAACCTCATACCCTGCTGGGATGACGGCTACAACACTTGTGATTAGTTGCTCGATGTTATCGAGGCTGGCTGGATTGCTGTTATAGGCAACACAGCATGTAATGGTCATATTGACCTTGCATCTGAAACTTGATTTACCGATTGTGTCAAACTCTAAGTATGGTGAGTCTGGCACTACTACAACAGCAGGAGCAGGAATCTGCTCTGGCACATAGGAAAACACATTGGCTGCAACCCCGGATAGGGCTGTGGCTAATGGTGTGCGAACTGCTGAGAGTATCGTCGATGGCATTATTGAGCGATGCTTCCTACATCAACGATTGATCCAAGCAAACCTGATACGCGATTGTAAAGTGAGCGACCCATGCGGAAAGGAGTTGGAGCAAAGTCCACGCCTTCGATCTGACCACCTGCGGCAGTACGGCTCTGGAATACTTCTACTGATACGACTGTTACGGCAGACTCCACGGCTGAGTTGCCGACATAAGTAGCCGCGCCTGTGAGAGTTGCTTTGCCTGATGGAATAATGTTTTTAGAGATAACGTCTGCGTTAGTTACCGCAGCTGAGAATGCATCATCATTGAGAAGTGATGTGGTGATTGTGCGAGTACCGTCGAATGGTGCTCCGCATCCTGAGACCACTACTGACTGACCCTCACCGAATGGATTGAGAGTTACTGTTGAAAAATATGCAACATTGTCCACGAGAGAGACTGCATCGATTGGGACTGAGTAAGAATTAAGAAGTGGCAGAATTACTGATTCTGCTGTATCGATAATATCATCGAGAATTGAATCTGAATATAAAGAGGACGAAACACCAAGGACTGTCCGTAGCTGTGAAGCCGTGATAATTGTTGGCATTTCGTTCCTCTCTATACTGCTGGTGGGGAGACCGGGAGCAGCCCCCCCACCATGATTAGTTAGTTACTTCTTATGTAAGGTTAAAGCGACGAACACCGCCACCGAAGATCGGTGCGATTGCGTAGTAGCCGTACATAGCAACCTGTAGCTGTCCATTGGCTAGTGCCTGAACCTGCAAGGTTGTCTGTGGTCCTTCGTAGAACTTGAAGGAATCTGGAGCAACGATGAACGCTGACTCGTCGATCAATGTTGTTACTGACATGTGTGGATCAACAGCAAGGTTAAGTCCTAGAACCTGACCTGTGATGCTCTGACCTGAAACAGCACCCGGCGCATTTGATGGCTGAGCTGCTGTGAATAGCGGACGATTTGTGGTGTCATCTGCTCCGAGGATTGTCTCCCACCATGCTGTGTTAGCAACAAGGTTTGTAGCGAACTTGCCTGAGGCTGCGTACGCTGCTGGAACTTCCTTTGAAATGTATGACTTTAGACCAGCGATTGTTGCAGCCTGTGTTGTTGCTGCTGTACCTGATGCAGTAAATGCTGCGACCATTGCTGTGTCTGTGTACTTAGCGTACGCATCGTTCAATTCACGGATTAGTTGATCGTAGAATGCTGGTGATGAGCGATCTAGCAATTCCCATGAGATTGTCTGGATTCCGGCTGCCTTCTTAACATCTACTGTGATGTATGTTGAAGCCATTTCAGTACCGCCAAGAGCACCGTTTTCAGCTTCGATTGTTACTGTTGGAGCAGTAGAAATCTTAGGCAATGTGAATGACATGCCTGATGCTGGAAGGACTCCGCGTGATACTGCATCAACCGCTGGACGACCAGAGATTGTGTTTGTTGCGAACTCTGTTAGATGTGGAGCAAGTGTTAGACCAGTGTTTGTGCTGGTGTCATTTGCTGCCTTGACATATTGGCGTGAATCTTCATCGCCAAGTGATGCCTTGATTGTGTGCTCGAGGTATGAACCTGCTGAGACGATTGGTGAACGTGGTGATGTGTAGAAGGCTGGGCGTGGAGCCGCT